AATGCTCCACAAGGGCGATGTCCTCTTGGTGCTGCGCCCCTCCGAACCAACCGATTTTGAACAGGTGCGGTTCGGGTTCTGCATTCGTGTCGGGCAAGTACTGCTGGTAGGCTTCGTAGGGTTCGTTGGGCAGGATGGTGACGGCCTTGTTGAGCAGGCGAATCTTCTGTGCCAAGTGTTCCGTGGTCGTGGTCACATGGTCAGCCAAGCGGATGTGTTCACGGATTTGCTCGTCAAGTTTGGTGTCCAGGTAATGGCGGTACATGATGTGTCCCGATTCCAAAACCCAGTAATCGTCCAAGTCCAAGATTACCTTCGCCCCAAACGCTGTCAGAGCCTTGTAAACGCCACGAATTTGGTCCAGCGTACCTTGACACCACAAACGATTGAAAAGCCACACATCAACAGTCTTTAGGTCCTCATCATTGACATTGGCGATGTTGTCCACGCACACATAGTCAAACTCCGTGAAGTTGTCGCCGAGGTATGCGTTCGGCATTTCCAGTCGGTAGAAGGAACACCCCGTCGGATGGGCGTTGTAAACGATGCAAATTCTCATACACAAAGGTACAAAAAAAAAGGGCCACCCCGTGAGAGATGGCCCTAACCACTAAACCATGCGGGAGTATGAGAACCCGCAGGTCAAAGATACTTTACGAACCGCTGATTTGTGCGGTCAGCGCAGAGAATGTTGCTGGCAAGATGTTCAGCATTGCATCGGGTTCCATTCCCGTGAGCGTCATTTCGTAGCCACTCCTGTCACCAAATGCAGTACCAGTTCCAGCGGTTCCAGCGGAGGCTTCCAAGCCATTCGCAGCACCCAACACCCAGTAACGGTTATTGTTGTCTTGGACGATGACCAGCAAGCGGTTCCGAGCCAAGAGGCGCAGTTCATTCCGCACGGCAACCTGCAACTTGTTGATAGTGAAGGTTACTTCGGGGGTGTAGAACAAGGTTCCATTCTCCGTGCTTGCGTTCAAGGTTTCGGTCATGGACGATGTGGCCTTGGTCAAGTCGTATTCGTAGAATCCCGATGAAAAGCCCGTGAAGCCTGTGACCGTTCCGCTTCCGTTGGTGTTCACGGAACCCGTTGGGTTGAACGCTTGGACAAAGACAGTTTTGATACCGCCGACGGCGTCACGGCATCCGAGGGCGTAGCCCGTAGTTAGGGAACAAGACATAGTGTATTTTTAGAGGGTTATGTTATACTAAAAAAGCGGGGGGAAGTTTCCCTCCCCCCTTACACTTAGGCCAATTTGAAGTCAACCATGTGGTCTGGATACGCAAATTGTGTTGCGGCCTTAAAACTGGCTTGGAATCTTACCTCGTCGTTGTCCCGTGAGAAATACAGTTCAAACTGCTCCTCGTCGCTCAACAAGTCGGTTCCGTAGAAGAGGTTGCCAAGGTAGGTGCAGACGATGCGGTTGGTAGATGTCAAACCTGGGACGGCAACTACACGGACATTTGTGCCTGGGTAAACGATGTCGCCATCGGCAAGGCCCTGCAAATCCACTTGGTTATACATAACACCAGTGTTGGCTTTGAAGGCTCCAATCAAGGTGCGGAAGTTGTTCCAACCGCAGAAGATTACAAGGTCATTACGGGTCAAGATGGCCTGCGGGATGTCGTTGTAAACCTTGTCAAAGATGCTGATGACATTGGAAGTCGTGATACCAACGGAAGCCGATACTGGGTTCCAAGTTGTGGAGGAAGCGTTAGCAAGAACGGTAGAACCCGATGCAGCGTTCAGCAATTGGTTTACACCGCTGAAGTAAGCGTTGCCCTGCCAAATAGCGGTTTCCAAGGCTTCGGCGATACGCAGAGCCTTCTGCTCGGCGAATGCTTGCTCAAATGGAACGCCGTCGTAGGTAGAACCAGCGGTCAACTGGGACTGCATCCAGTACTGCTCCAAGGAACGAGGGCAAAGAGCCTCTTGGATTTTCATTGCACCTACGGTGATGTTACGCTGGGTGAAAGTAGTGTTACCTGTTGCAGACCAACCGCAGACGGTTCCCGACTGAATGTTTGCGTCGGTGTCCATGAGGTTAAGTGCAGCAGACGATTTTATGCCCACCTGTTTGGTGAACAAGGCTGCGGAACGGGCGGAGAATACCGCTTTGGTGATGAGGGGGAGGCGCTGCTGCTCGGTGTAAGTAGTCAGCGGTGCAACGAATGAATAAGCCATGGCTTTGTTTTTGGGGGGTTAAGGATTAATTGGATTTTTTAAGAGTTTGGATTGCTTGTGCGAGTGCGTTGAAGTTCTGCTGGGCAGCGGCCTTGCGTTGCTCCACGATTGCGGATGCGGTTGGCTTCGGGGCTTCGGAGGGTAGTTCGGCGACCTTTTCAACGATGTCGGTCATGGTTTCCATTTGGCTGGCAAATGCAGCCATCTTGTCCTTCATCTTGCCCATCTCCACTTCCATGGCAGCCTTCAACTCGTCCATGATAGCGGCAAGGTGCTTGGCGACGATTTCTTGAACGGCTTCGGGGGTCAGTCCTACACCAGGAGCGGCAGGGGCTTCGGGTGCTTCGCCTTCGGGGGAAACCTCAATTTCTACCTCTTGGGCCGCAACTTCGGCAGCAGGTGCTGGGGCTTCGGCGACAACGACTTCGGTGATTTTGCCACCTTCGGTTTTGATTGTACCAACACCTTCCACTTGATGCTCGCCGTCGGGAGCGGGAAGGGTTTCGTCTTCGGTGATGACATACACGGCGGTACCTGCAACGAGGTCGCCGTCCACACGGACAACAGTACCATCCACCAACTTGTAGTCGGCGAAGGCTTGCTTTTGGGTTGTGAACTTGCGGAGTTCAGTCCGCAAAGTGTCAATGGCTGATTTTAGGTTCATAGATTAAAGGGATTTGTAGGTTGGGTTGATATGTTGCAAAAAGTTCGTCAAATCGTCTGCGAGGCCCGCAAGTGCGACCTCAAGTTCCGTGCCTGTGTTCTTCATCCCAAATAGCCCCTCCACGGAGAAACCCTTGAAGGCGTGGCGGTTCTCCCAAACTTCGTCGTTCTCCACTTTGAAGGACCCGAACCATGACCCGTCGGGGGTGTCCTCGTAGCCCTTGGGGGCAAGGATGCCACGCTCGGTGTCGGTGATGTAACTCTCAAACATGAACACCCCATCCAGTTCGGCGTTGTGGTAGGCGTTCACATTGTGCTGGTTCCCTTGCTTGAAGTACTTCTGCACGATTTTGCGGATGGTCGCTTTGTCAAACACCACATAGTACTCCCCATAGGTGTCGTCCTTGCGGTAGATGGGTGTATCGGCAAGCATGAGCGGCCCAGTCAGCACCCTGCGTTCTCCCGTTTCGGCAAACCGTTGCGGGGTCTTGGCGAAGGCTTGGAAGGGTTTCTCAATCGCAGGCATATCAACGAGGGCGACAAACTGCACGCCTTCGTCAACCTCATCCACGGTCATTCGGTACACGGGAAGTTCCATGTGGGGATATGTAACCCTTACCCCAATGTTGCAAATTCGGACAAGCGGCGCACCCTGCTGGTCGTCTGCTGAATGTCACGCTCCACGACATAGGCCCGCATGGGTTGGTTCTGCTGGCCTTGGCCCGATGACAGGTCACCAGTTCCGAGGTTGGTCGTTTGGGGGCTTGTAAAGGTTGGAGGCGGGGTCATAGTTGCATTGCCAGCGGCAGGTGATGGCGCAGAACCGCCACCTCCACCGCCTTGAAATTGAGTCGCTTTAATCTTGGCCACATTTGCAAGACCTGCGGCTATCGTGAGTGCTGCCTGCACGAATCTCTGGCCTGGGAATACCTCCTTGGTCATTGCTAAAGCCGAAGTCGCACCGAGGTAAGTGTTGACGACTGCTTGGGCGATGCTTGCGATTTTAGCCGCATTAAATGCTTTGCGTTGTGCTGCCTCGCTCTCCCCTGCAGTTGCGGTAATGATGTCGCCAATGATGGAGAATGATTGGTCGGCCATTTGTTGCTTGGCTTGTAGCAAGTCAGCCTCACGCTGGAGTTGACCCTCCTTTGATGCCTTGTCCCTTGCATTTTCCAAAGACGCAAATCGCATCCTTGCAGCCGCTTCCTTTCGCATCCCTGCAATTATTGCATCCTCGTATTCTGTCGAAAATTGCTTTTGTAATTCAAGACGCTCGTAATAGCCTTCAATTTCAATGGCTTTGGTTCGCTCCTGTTCGGCTTTGCGGTCAGCAAGGGCTTTGTCCCTTCTTGTCTTTTCTGCTGCTGATAGAGTGCTTGCCGCTTGGTTAATTATCTTGGATTCTTCCTTGATTTTGATGTCAAGCAACTCAATCTCTTGGCGCAAAGCCGTTTGGTACTTATCATTTTTAACCCCAAAGCGAGCGACATCTTCCTGCAACTTGCGTTCAAGTTCAGCCTTTTCTGCTTCAAGGGCCTTCCTGCGGATTTTGGCAAGGTCTGCCTCGGTTGCTCCGTTGGCTTTGAGTTTCCGTTCATAGTACTCAAGTGTTCCAGCAGTATCTTCCAAGGAGCGTTTCAAGTCCTTTTGCGAACTTGTAGCCTCTTCCGTCACTTTGTTAAAAAAACCCATGGCTTCGGCAATCAAGCCAAGCACGACCAAGATTCCTGCAAGCCCCAATCCCGCAAGGGCAAGCCTAAACAACCTCGTTTTTTCAGTTGCATCACCTACGACCGTGGCATACGCTTTTGTTGCAAGGGTATTTAGCCCCATCATTACCGATGATTCTTTCTGCAATAGGTTGGCCACCTGCTGAACCCCGTTTGCTAAAGCAATCGCCCCTTGCACCTTGAGCATTGCCTTTTGCAAGTCCTCATTTTCATCGCCGAACAATGCCGCCGCTCCTTGAGCGATTTGGAAGCCTGCTGCTATGCCCTGCACCGCCCCGACAAAAGCGTCAATCCTTTTGGTGTCGGATGCGAGATTCTTGATTCGCTGATTGACATCGCCGATTTCATCCTTGAGCGAACCCGCCTGTTGTTCCAATCTCTTGAACGCATCAGTCCCTTGCTGGCCCGCTTGAGCCATTGCAATCAATTCTTTCTGCATCTCACGCAGACGCTGCTTTGCGCTTTGCGTTCCTGCGCTTGTGCTATCCTTGAGGCCAACCTCAAGTACTATTTCTTTGGTTACATCTGCCATGGTTATCCTTCAGAGGGGAGTTCGGGGTTTACGGGTGCTTCGTACCCTGGGTCAACAGGGTCGGGGTCAATCGGGCCGTTGTATAGGGACGCAGGGTTGTTAGCGACGGGTGTGGTGTTGGTAGCGGCAAAGTCAGCAAGGTTGAGGATGCGGCGCAGGGTTACTCGGCAAGGCTTCATCTGCCCGACGAGGTAGTCACGAATTTCCAGCAGTCGCCAACGGATTCCGCCGTAGTACACGGGCTTGCGGAAGTCCAGTTGGTAGATGTCCACGGACGAGAGCATCATCGTGAGTTCCAACTGCAATGCTTCCTGACTGACCGTTTCGTTGATGTAGTTGAGCCAATAGGTGTTGTACAAGTTGTTATTGGTGTAGGCGTACGGGTTGCCGCTGGCATTCACGGCGTTGTAGTACACCAACCTTGGCTGCCCAAAGGCGAGGTCCACATTCGGGGCGTAGGGGTTGTCAATGTGGCTAACGAAGGGCATCCGCAAGATTCCAACGGATATGGCCACATTCCCGCTAACAGTTGAACTTACCCCGTATTGGTAGGCCCATTCGGTCTGCCCTTCAATCAAGTTGTACTGCGCCAAGCGATAGCCTGTTTGAAGAGGTTTGATGGTCCCGCTCGCAAGGGTTCCGTCAATGTCCCAAGTTCTTCCAACTATTTTGTCCGTGCTAAAAGATGCGGGTATCAAAGTCCCACACAGGGTTTCTACCACCTTGTCCCCCTTGCCGTAAAAGTTGGAGGTGTTAAAGATTCGCCCGCCGTAGCCTTCCCTTGCAAGCGGGTAGGACTGCTTGTAAGTCTTGGATAAATAGTCACCCATGTCTTTGTATTTAAACATGACATTGGTGTAGGCGTTGGGGTCGCCGTTGGTGATATTCTGCTCGGCATTCTCGTCGGACTTTTGCGACCAGTCCAAGGAACCCGATGAGTAGAAGTCCTTCCAAGGTTCAATGTACAGGAGTTTGGGGTCCTGCGGGTCGGGCATGAATTGCAGGTTGAACATCTTTTGCAGGTCTTGCAGGAGGTCGCGCTGCTGGACA